CAGACGGTCATATGCCCTCACTTAAGCAATCCGCTCCAGTTTAATCTTTTGGGTATGTTCTCTCCAAAAGACATATATCTTTACCCAAATCTTTTCGTTCAACTCCAGTCGGACCGACTCCCTCAACGAATACACCAACTTTAATGATTCTATAAATACCGAATACTTATTCTCTCCGATTTCTATTACCTCCGCTTCATAGGTCCGATCTATGCTCTCGTGTAGGGCATGCATTAAGATGGATTTATTTTGTACTTTCCGTATAGCGTAGTGTTGTTCGTTAATGTAGTCTAGGCGGTTATACCAGTCAACATAAAACTGTTGCGCTGCGGGGCTCAAAGGTAGGTAATCTCTCTGTAATTGCATCTGGTTTAGTATATCTACTACTCGCCTAATGGGGGAGGTTACGTGCATATACATATCTAATTCCAAATCCTCGTGCATCAAGTTTGATTCGGAATATTTGACATAATTGCTTTTATATGGTTGGATAGTGGTTCTATATACACCGAGTTGTTGGGCATGTAGTTGTTTTGCGGCGTAATAATTGGTGTGTTTCATTAGGGTTTCTACCATTTCATGGCTATCGTGGGTGGGGTAGTGAGCTAGTATCTTTTGATAGGTAGTATTTTTTAGCAAGGAGGGTTCTTCATATACATAATTTTTGCGAACGTTAATTTTACAAGGAATAAACTGGACATGTGCTATCTGGTTGTCCTTTATTGTAAAATCTGCTGCTAAGGTGTATCTCTCTTGGCCTGCTAAGAGACTGGCTATCTTTTCGCTAAACGGTCTAGGAAGCATAGGAATATTTTTATCGGCTAAGTAGATGGTAGACACTTGTTCATTTTTTAGTTTCCATGCATCTAAATAGTAAAATAAGAGAGATACATTTGCAATATAGGTAGAGATAATCGTGGTATTACCCGCTTGTTTGATTCCAATGGCATCATCTAAATCTTTGGAACCGTTCGGATCAATCGTAATAATCTCTCTATCCGTCCTATCCTCGCAGATTGGACATGATAGTGGAGAGACTGGTCTCCATTTAGGTAATGTAAACACTAATTTTTTACAATACATTAAATATTTGGTATAATTAGTGATATCAGAGACAGGTCCTATTGTTTCCATCAAGGTAGCTTCGGGATGTTTTTCATCCCATCCTTTATATTTAATAAGCACATAGGTATTTTCAGTGTGCTTATTAAATTGTGTGGTTTGTTTTTTCCCGACCATAAAAATCGGGTAATTTTTATGGTTGGGTATACACTTATAATAAGTCTTTCGTCCTTTAGTACATAACGACTTATCTAATAATAATACAGCAGGAATCAATTCTCTCTGTAGAGGCGAATCCACTACTCGCATATCATCATCCAACCGATCATTCGTTAATAACTGGTTGGCTAATGGTTTGATAGATATATCCATTTTATCATTTTTATCATCTAAGAGAGTATATTCGCTATAATCTCTCGCAATCGTAATAGTATACGTCATGATATTTATTCTCCATTAATGTTAATTATGTTTTTAGCATTATATTGTTGATAATATTTGGTTAGTATTATTGGAGAGATGGAAAGCGCATTCATCGTCGTATAATATTTAAAGGAGTATATTTTCGTATTAGCGTTTAATTGAATAGAATACCACCAATAATAGGGAATACTTACGGCTTGATGTTTAGTAAGTTCCAAGGTGATTATTTTATCTTGGTACGGTGCCTGCCATAGGTCATCCTTAGAGGTAACCGTTAGATGTTGATAATTATATTCTCCCGACAACATCTCATTATATTTAGGAGGTAATAATTTAATCGTTATCGGATCACCCGACGAAACATATAATATGTGGCGATATGCCAAATTATGTTTTAACTGAGTACATGCTTTGTCTGAACCAAAAATTACGTCATATTCATTAAACAAAGTATTTAAAGGCGCAAATAATGCATCATGCACCGATAATGTACCTATTAATGATTCGTCTAGTGTATTATATTCCGTATAATACTTCGCCTTTTTAAATAGAACTTTACTAGCACTAGACGTTAATGGTATTTCATCATAGGTATTCGTATCTATCATATTTAATTCCGTTTGTATTGGTTGGTCTTCCATATGCATATTATAATTAAACTGTATAGGTTGTTTAAAATAAGCTACATCTTCTAGTTGTTTTTTATGTATAGAACTAAATACATAGACTTGCATTGTATCCGACACTGCTATATGATATTTTATATGTAAATACAATAAAATTACACATAAAAATATTATAATACCTAATACCGATTTCATATTACTATATGACCTCACTTTTTATTTCGCAAATAAACTTATTCATGTAACACCTTATATTTTAGATTTTGTAAAATGGATTCCTTCACCTCTTCTGGTTCCTTCACCTCTTCTGGTTCCTTCACCTCTTCTGGTTCCTTCACCTCTTCTGGTTCCTTCACCTCTTCTGGTTCCGAAAAGAGTAATTTAATATTTTCAATATTTGACGGAGTACATAGTGGTGCTTCCTGCTTATGATACCTCATATCAATCAATTTCTTACTCCAACTACCCATTTCTTCCGTAAGTTTTTCAAGATTTATGGTATTCTCATATATTTTATTTTCTAAAAACTTTTGCTGAACGATTTTATAATGTAATTCGTCAATACGGCTATTTAAAAAGGTCATTGTTGATTTAATATCTGTAATCTCAGACGATAACTGATTGATACTATTATCACTATTTAATAGTTGAGGGGGTTGCTGCGGTTGCGGTGGTTGGCGTTGTTGATGCATCTGGCGTTTCGGTGGGGGTTGTAAATAAGCGGGTGGTTTTCTAGCGCCTCTCTGCATTATAAATAAATAACACTATTTATCTATATTATTTACGCATAACCATAGTTAATTTAGGATAATACTCATAATTAGTTATATTAAAATCCTCTAGTTTATAATCATTTATATTTGAATATATCTTAGTAATCTCTATAGTTGGAAACGTTTTAGGAATTCTCTCTACCTGTGTTTTCAGTATATCTATATGGTCATCATAGATATGGGTATTTCCTATAAAATAGGAAAAATCTGCCGCCTCTAATCCACAATGTTTCGCTAATAAATGAGTTAAAAAAGAATAAGATGCAATATTAAATGGGACCCCTAACCCTACATCCCCACTCCGCTGATACAATGCGCAATGCAGCTTATTATTATCCGTTACATTAAACTGAGCCACTATATGACACGGCGGCAACGCCATTTCTTCTAATTGTAATGGATTCCATGCCGACATTACCAATCTACGCGACATCCTTGCCTCTGGACATTTTAAAATATCTATAATATTTTGTAACTGATCATATCCCTTATTAGTGTAATCAGCATCACAATCAGTATAAGGAGCATTAAAATGCCGCCACTGAAATCCATAAATAGGCCCCATATCGTCTTCTTTTCTATCCGTCAACCCCCTATTATCCAAAAATTCCCGGGATCCATTCGCATCCCATATATGTACCTTTTCGTCTTTTAAATGCTTATTATTAGTATCGCCTTTAATAAACCATAATAGCTCCTTTAGACAGGTTTTATAAGCGACCCGTTTAGTAGTTAAAATGGGTATACTACCATTCTCAAGAGAAAAATACATCGCCGAACCAAATACAGCTTTAGTATTTCCATTACGACCCTCATCTATGGACCCATGTTCTATAATATCGGATATTAAATTTAAATACTGATTTTCCTCGTGATAAGTATTATTGCGCAATTTATTTGTTTCACATAAAGATTTTAGCATTAATATTATCTATCTGAATATATTTAATTTCTTTTATTAAATCATATGGATAGTATTGAAAATAATTCAAGGCATAATGTCGGATTTTTTAAACATGTTTTCAATTTTGAAGAAGATTCTCAAGCCGAAATGCTAAATATAATTCAATACGGTGTATTAGCTGTTATACCTGTAGTTATCTTAAACAAATTGGTTCAGTCCATCATCCCTGAAACAGACGACGAAAAAGGGTCATTTGAAATAACTGCTGAAATTATGTTTCAAATCATTATCATGTTTATAGGTATATTAATTATACACAAAATAATTACCTATATTCCTACCTATAGCAAAACATCCTATTCAGAATTTAACGTAACCAGCATTATTTTAGCCTTTTTAGTTATCGTTCTTAGCCTTCAAACTAAATTAGGGGAAAAATCCAACCTCTTATACGAACGAGTCAAAGATTGTATTGAAGGGAAAAGTAATTTAAAAACCTCCCCTAAAGCTGGTGCAGCGCAATTTAAGCACTCTATGCCTGCGCCTATAACTCAACAAGCATCCCAGCAACACATAGCTAATAATTTACAACATATAATACCATCCAATCATGGACCACCTAACGCAGAGGCGATGCCGTCATACGCCCCACAAGGGCCAGTTAATCATCCTCAACAGCCTCAGCAAGGTCAGCAAGGTCAGCAAGGTCAGCAAGGTCAGCAAGGTCAGCAAGCTCAGCAAGGTCAGCAAGTAGGGGATGGGGATTTAATGGCTGCGAACGAGGTTTTAGGAGGTTCTTTTGGTAGCTTGTTTTAAATATTTATTTGGACGGTTTCTTTTATATTTCGTTTGATTTGACGTTTATTATGTATTACTTCTGTCTCGCTCTCTCCGCCTAGGATTAATTTAACAATTTTCATATATTCATCAATACCTTCTTCCGATTCGCTCCAATTAGGTCTCGTGGCTTCCCAATTTTTAATTTGATGAAATTGTTTCGCAGATACGCTATTAATAGTATTATCTAATTGCTTATCTTTCTTGTCGCATTCCCATCCTTTAGCATCTTTAATATATAGCTGATGTTTTTTTTTATCTTGAACTGAATGAATCGGTCTCTCATTGGGTTGAAGCCCATTTAAATTTTTAATAAAGATATTGGTAATCCCTTCTATATATCCATTTTCTTTTGTGTATATTAGATCTTCCAACGATAAGGTGATTTTATCTACAAAATCTGTAAGATTCATTGCGTTTTTGCATTCATTATTTAGATATAAATGTACGTTTAACTTATTGTTATTAATAGTATTATTTACAATGGTATTTTTAATAATATTATGATTCGTCTCTAATTGTACGATTTTATCACATAATTTACTATTCATCTCTGTTGTCGTTTTTAATAATGTCATTATGGTCTCTTTATTACAGTTTTTTATATGCCTAGCCCAACTCTCTCTATGCTTATAGATCGTTTCACATTTATCACACTTATATTCCACGAGACATTCATGATATTGATGTGAAATAAACGCGTGTTCTGCGCTTAGTTCATGCTTTATCTTATTCCGTACATCGGCGGTTAAATAATTACAATGTATGCATTGATAATATATATATTGATTTATATTACCAGCTAAACCTAATACCTTGCCGCAATGCTTTTTAGTATGGCAATGTTTTATAAAATTAATTTTTTTAGTTGAAATATACGGACAATAGATACATTCGTGGGGCATATATATATTATCTTTTTATTTTTATATAATGTTGTTATTTTATGTTATCATAATAATATTATTATATATTAATGAACGATATATCCAGTGACTCTTTTAGAAATTACGACCAAGCTACGGAGGATGTTAGAAATAACTATTTAATGGCGAGAAAAACCCAAACCCTCGCATTTGTGTTACAAATGAAGCAATCCTTCTCTCTTTTAGAAACTAAAATGGATATATGGGATATTTTATATGATTTAAATAATCTAACCGACGTAAGTGATCCGGATTGTACCTTTCCCAATTTATATCATGCGATTCAAACTGCCGAAATGATCCGAAAAGATGGTCATCCTAAATGGATGCAATTAATTGGGTTATTACATGATATAGGTAAAATAATGTATAAAAGGGGTACTAACGCCGAAGGAACTGGCCAGACGGAACAATGGGCAATGGTAGGTGACACCTTTATAGTCGGATGTAAACTTCCAGATACTATCGTCTACCCTGAATTCAATAAACATAATCCCGATATGAAAAACGAAACCTATAATACGACCCTAGGAATATATCAACCTAACTGCGGGTTAGATAACGTACATTGCTCTTGGGGGCATGATGAATACCTACACGCTATATTAACATCGCCTAAAAACCCCAACCAACTACCAGAAGAAGCCCTCTACATTATCAGGTTTCATTCTTTATACGCCTATCATGACAAAGGCGCCTATACCCCATTCCAATCCGACAAAGATAAACGACTCTTTTCAATCTTAAAAACCTTTAATACCTATGATTTGTATTCCAAACATGACGAAATCATAGAGATTGATAACGTAAAAGAATACTATTCCCATTTAATTCAATCTTTTTTTACTAACGACTATTTATATATTTAAAATAATTCCACATAATTATGTTTTTGGAATTATTAGCATGTTGCCTGTTATTATAATTGCTATCCTCCATTTAGGTAGTTAATAGTGTCATTTATTAGATAATTGCTTTAAGACGAAGTTATGGTAATAGACATCATCCATACCCTCCAATTTTTGTGATACATAAAAGGGCTACTTTTTTGTAGCATGCTCTAAATGGGTTTTTACGCACATAGCACTCACCATACTATTTTCATCACGTTTTATATGCGCGAAAACCCTAAATGCACTTTTGCTACTTTTTTTGTAGCATGGTCTAAACGCCTTTTTGGATACCTATAAGAAACCTTACTATTTACACGTCTTTTTATTTTTTCAAAAACACGAAATACACTTTTGCTACTTTTTTGTAGCATTGGCCTTTTTCCAAAACCTCCCCAAAACCTCCCAGATTTGCCTCCAAATGGCCTTACCATAAATTTGCTTGGTAAATATTTAGGAATATTATGGTTTTAGAGCATGATAGTCTAAAAGCACTTTTAAAAAAAAAAGTAAAGCCAAGTCACTCAAAATAAAAAATATTCAAAAATAAAAAATAATTTAGAAAGTACCAATCAAATAAAAATAAAAAGGATATATTCCTCTGAATATATCCTTAGAAAACTACCCATTTTCTAAAATGATAGGTTTTAATCATTCTGTTTATGACGAGGTGTAGGTAATAACCCTTATTCACTACCTCCCATTTTTGTGATACAAAAAAGTGCTACATTTTTGTAGCATGCTCTAAACGTGTTTTCACGCACCTAACACGCACCTTACTATTATCATCACATTTTATATGCACGAAAACCCTAAATGCACTTTTGCTACTTTTTTTGTAGCATGGTCTAAGCGACTTTTTGGAAGGGATACGCCTTCATAGCTAATACCCTCGCGTTTTATACGACCAAAAACACGAAATACACTTTTGCTACTTTTTTGTAGCATTGGGCTTTTTCCAAAACCTCCCCAAAACCTCCCAGAATTGCCTCAAAAATCCTTACCATAATTTGGCTAGGTGAAATTTCAGGACAATATTGGGTTTTAGAGCATGACAGTCTAAAACGCCTTTTTTCTAAAAAAGAAAAGGCAAGTCTCTCAAAATAAAAAATATTCAAAAATTCTAAAATAATTTGGAAAGTACAAATAAAATAAAAAAAGGTGGATCATAAAATATATCTATTGAATTCATGCATTTAATATCGCCTTCGGATCCTAGAACGATTTTTATACTTGCGTTTTTTGTTAGCCTAGAACGTCTGGAACAATCATCCATCTGTTTACGTAAATGGTTCAGTTGCTTGTTCGTTTTATGTTTATAAGCATCCAGTTGTTTACTAATATGGTAAATATAAGTGGCTAATTTAATATGTGGGTGATGTTTAGGATTATTAATGGTTTCGAGTTTTTTTCAGTAAGTGTCTAAATTGTTTGGTATTTTTAGAGTATTTCATTATATATAGTATAATACTTTAATTTATCCAATTAATTAAATTAACCAGAAATATCTCTATCAAAAACTTACTGGTTATAGTAATATCCCTCGCCCATACCCTCCTTTTTTTGTGATACATAAAACGGCTACTTTTTTGTAGCATGCACTAAACGGGTTTTTGCACACCCAGCATGCACCTTACTATTTTCATCACGTTTTATATGCGCGAAAACCCTAAATGCACTTTTGCTACTTTTTTTGTAGCATGGTCTAAACGACTTTTTGGGTACCTATAATATACCTTACTATTTACACGTCTTTTTAAAAACTAAAAATCACGAAATACACTTTTGCTACTTTTTTGTAGCATTGGCCTTTTTCCAAAACCTCCCCCAAAACCTCCCAGAATTGCCTCGAAATGTCCTTACCATAAATTTGCTTGATAAATTTATAGGATTATTATGGATTTAGAGCATAACAGTCTAAATGCACTTTTTCAAAAAAAAGTAAAGCCAAGTCTCTCAAAATAAAAAATATTTAAAAATAAAAAATAATTTGAAAAGTACAAATAAAATAAATAAAAAGACAAAACGGTAGCGGATTCGAAAAAGAGAGAAATCATACCGCCCATAATTTACAATATCGTTTACCAGAGGTTACCCGCTGTTTGCATCGCTTGCTTTTATTTCTTCTTAATGCTGCGGTTTCCCATGGTTTAATGGACTTGGCTACCTGTCGGTAGCCCCACTTATAATATTGGTTGGCTTTTTTGGTTGTCCATGGTTTTTTTTCTGCGGATCGGTATGTTCTGTAACATTATTATGGGCGGCTACAAAAAAATCCATCATTGTCTCTCTAGTTTTTGTAATATGTGCAAATTTATTCGTTGATTTAGGTAAGTACTCTTTTTCTATAAAATGTTTTAACTGATACCCACAATTACTACATGGCAACATCCATGGAATAGCATTGATAAATTGTTTTGCTCTTAACTGGGTTGTCTTATTAGGATGTAGAGGATAATTATACGCCATTAAATGAAACGCCTTCCATATATATGGTCTAAAAACAGGT